TATTGAATATAACCATTAATATACTCTTTGTTGTCGACAACTTTTATACTGTTAACTACATTAGCTAAATTCTTATTTATAAAAAATTCATAGTCTTCACCCGTTACAAGTCTTAACTGGGAAGAGAAGCTCTTTGAAGCATTTTCTCTTATTTGATCAGCCGTTTCTTCAGTTGTTAACGTAGTAGAATTTACTGGGTTACTTATAGTCAGATTAGATCCGTTATCTACATTAATAAACGTTGTATCGTTTTGATTAGTATATGTATCCTGGAAAATTTGACGCTGTCGAGGTGAATCATATACAAAAATTTTATTTCCATTTATTACATTTTTGCTTATTGCTCCCTTTAAGTTGTCAGAGAGTAAGTAGTTAACTGCTACAACATCTCCGCGCTCTAATTTTTTACCAAAAGAACCATCACCGAATTTAATTTCAAAGTATCCGTTTTCATTTAATCTCTTCTCATAAACTCTATCATTAGCATTAGAAAGATACAAACTATCTATTTGTTTATATTCGAAGTAAGTATCAGATGCAGCTTCTTTAACAAAAACACTTACAGTGTTTTCTGATATAAAGCTTGTATCGCTGGTGTTAGTAATGTTTTCGATTACTATAGGAAAAGATTCAAAGTCAATTCCCTCTGCTACATAATCTGGATACTCTTCAACAGATCCTTGATAAAGTATAGCAGAGTTTTCAAGAGATCTTATTTCTTGTTGTCCAGTATCTGCAGTTACATCGAATGAATAGTCTTCATTAAAGGTATACTGTGTATTTGAATCTGCTAAAACATAGCTATATTTTCTTATAGTATAATTACCTTTTTCTAAGTTACCTGAACCTGCAGTAGCTACAGCTTTAATAGGTACAACAGATGTTTGCTTACCTGTTGGTTTGTAACCAATAAGCTTTACTATACGGTTCATATTCTCATACAGGGTAGCTTGATTAAAATCAACCTCTGCAGCTGTGTTGTTTAAATAAAATAACAACACGTGATATGAATACGCAATAATGTCAATTACTGCTGCTAAATTACTTCCTTCGTAATTTTGATCAGTAAATTTCTCATTTTCATTTAGCCTTTGAATTATAAAATCTTTTAAAGTGGTCGCATCGAATGCAACATAAGCGTCTTGAGGCAAATTAAAATCTAAAAACTTATTATCTTCTTTATTTGTTGGCATAACTAAACTATGTAATATCCTTCTTTATTTAAGCGTCCCTCCAAAGTAATGCCATAAGCATTAAGTGAAGGTACATTGATTTGTAAAAATATATCATACCTATTTTCATCAGGCTTTCCGATAACATTTACATTTTGTAACTCTATACGGGGCTCCATTCTAGGTAGGTCATCTTCTATATCCTTTCTTAAAAATATTTCAGTAGTTGAAGTAATTGGTTCGAAAACATACCTCCTAACATCCACACCAAATTGCGGATTTAAAATTTTCTGCCCCGGGGCTGTTAAAAAAGCATTTACTATGCTGTTTTTTACAGCATCGAGATCAAATATTGGTTTTAAATCCCTTAACTGTTGACCTTTATCTAACTGCTCATTATAATATACATCCATTTCCAGATCTAAAAGAAGATCTTTATATAGATATTTTTGCTCTAAACTAGCATTTTCTAATTTACCATACGAGAGCTCAGGTATTTTTATTAATGGCATTATTAATATTTAATACCCCAGTGGTAAATCGAGATTAAGGAACTATAATATAATTAGAAGTATGGAGTTAATTGGTAAAACTGATGTTAAGGTTGATGTTTCGTTAAAAGACATTCTTAATACTATTGAAGTGGAAGTTCATAAAAAGCTAAAACTTCCTCATCCTAATGAAGGCGAGGTTACAGCAAATCCTCATCATGACGGTAATTGGCGATGGAATATTAAAAAAGATGTTAATACTTCTCACTCGTTTGAACTTGAAGAAAGTTTAGGACCAGCAGACAGCGAAGATATTGAAATCTTTCAAGCATATCACACCTTGCGCTTTTTTCTTAAAGATAGCTAAAACTGTATGATTCTTTGCAAGGTAGCATAAATAATAATATGGCTGATAAAAAGTTTGTAAATTTACATGAATCTTATATGAGAAGATACGAGCGGGGAGGTTTTCTCGTTGGTGATGTTTTTAAGTTTAATGATAACTTCAAATCAACTGAATGTTATAAAGCACTTGGAGCTAAAACTAAAACAATGATCGATCAAATGATTGATTCTGGTCTTCATATTAGAGTAATAAACATTAAAGATTCTGAGCCAGCCCGCTACCCTGCTAATTCGCAGACATCTTCATTGGATGTAGTTTTAGATCTCGCGCTTGATACAGGAGGTGGAAGATATTCGAATTTTGTTTCTGTACCAGGTGAGTTAGGAGAAACTGTGCTCTTTGCACCAAATTTACTTCCTATTCCTGATGCAATGAGAAGAAAAGATAAAGTGGTAATTAAGCCAGAAGAAGCAGAAGAAACTAAAGCTCCAGGAGCGCCTGATAATGCTGAGAGAGCACTTCCAAAACAAAATACTGTAATTCCTTCTGACCCTGCTACTCCTTCTCCGGAAGCTAGAACTTATACACAACAGTATTTAAGTGATTTGACTAAAGGTCCTAGCGAATATTAGACGTCAATTACTTCTTCGTCTTTATCAATTAAAGCCTGCATTATATCTTCTCTAGATAATAATACTTTAGTTTGATTATCAGCGATATTAATTCGCTCTCTACTTTCTACATCTATCTTTTTAACCTCAAGCTGGGTTTCGTTTCTTTCTTTAGCAACATGTAGTTTGTTTAGAGTTTCAATAGCGGAAGAAGATGCT